GTTCTTACTTGAACTGATTTGTATTTTCCGACCACTTCGATTTTACCAATCTGTGTCTCTTTAGTTATTGCCATTGTTGTCTCCTATTGTTGTTGTTAAGTTGTTTTATAAACTCCACTTATATAAATATTAATACTTGCTGGATTATTTAAGTCTGTTCCTACCATTTGACCTCCACCACTATTATAAAAATCTAGTGTTGATGGTTCTTTAAATAATGTAGGTAAATTTGTAGTTGTAGAATTTATAAGAGCATTATCTGTAAAGCCAATACTAGCATTACCAGCACCTGAACCATTTGCTGTAAAAGGAAAGCCACTTATTCTTAATCTAGTATTTGCTCCACTACCTGCATTAGTTTGTATATTTAAATCAAAATATACAATATCTCCAACTTTAGTATATCTTCCTGCTTGGTTAGCATAACCAATACTAGATATTCCATGTGAAAATGTAGGTGTAAAAGTTCCTTTTTCAAAATCATCTAAAAAATTTGCTGAACCTGTGCCACCAAGAAATGCACCACCACCTAGATAGATGTCTTTCCATCTTCCATCTGTTGTACCTAAATCAACTGTACCATCAGCATCAGAATAATTTTTTCTAGGTAAAAAAGAAGCAGAAGAAAATCTTACACCAGAATGATTTGCTTCTCCATCAACAGTAAATCCAGTAGATTCAATACCAATTTTACCAACTACTGTATTATCTTTTCTAATTTGTACTACTTCTCCATTAGATGATTTTCTATTAAATAGACCAGCATAAGTTCCATCTGCTGTATGATAAGCTGCACCATTTGCTAATAAAGCATGACCAACATCATCACTAGCTTCAGTTGTTGTTGCAACAAAGAAATTTCCAGACGTATCAAACCTAGCTTTCTCACTATTATCTATTTTAAACATCATATTAGAATTTGCACCACTATTACTTGGGTCTGCAATTATTTCTAAAGAATGTGATGAACTACTTTGATTTGCTAATTTTCCAGAAATATCTCCATCTCCATCTAAAATATTTAAAACACCATTGTTGCCTGTTGATATATCTCCTGTAGCTATAAAATTTCCTGTAACTGTTGCACCAGTAGATGTTGTTTCAAATTTCTTAGAGTTGTCATGGTAAAGTTCAACAGCATCATCAGTTTTAAATCTAGCAAGAAATTCTGAATCACCTTTTTGTAATTCAATTCCAGTTCCATTTGATTTAATTGTTAGATTACCAGTTCCTTCATCTGCAATAAAACTATGACTTCCATCATGGTAAATTTCTAAATCGTTTCCAGTTCCTAATCTTATTTTGCTGTTATCAGTTAAATCTAATCCTGTAATTCCTGTGTATGTTCCAGTAATTCTAGCATCTGGTACTGTACCACTTGAAAGATTTGATGCGTTAAGACTTGCAACAGAGAATGTTCCAAAAGTTACAATATCTACAACATCACCATTTGAAAGAGCAGAAGCAAAGACAATAGAACTACCAGATGTAACTGTAACATCTGTTCCATTAACCATCTTAATACCATTTAG